AGCGTTTCGCCTTGACCTGCGAGCAGGAGTATCCCACCCCTGCTATCGAGAGCAAGATCCTGAAGAAGGTTGCTACCTCTCTTGCTGTTGCTGACCATGACTTCTGCGAGAACCTTGCTAACTGGGCAGACATTATCCGACGCACTTTCAAAGACGGTGGTATTGATGAAGTGATTTCCACCCGTCGCCTTGTTCACATCATGCGAGCATTCGCTATCTGGGGTGACCGTATGAAAGCGATCAAGGTTTGTGTGAACCGTTTCGATGATGAGACTAAGCAGTCGTTCATCGAACTCTATGATAAAATTGATGCTGACGTTCAACAGGAGGAAGAAGATGCCCCAGCTCCGTTCTGATAAATTCCACGGTTATGTAAATCATCTTGCCACTCTTGACAGTGGCAAGACCGTAAAGATCCTAGGTGGCGAGGGTCTAAAGTTATTTGTCAAAGATCTTGACGGTAACGTTCAAGAATGCTACCATAGTAATATTCAACTTATCTGGGATCGCTGAATGGCAAACAAATATAATGAAGATGCTCTGTTGACAGAGCTACGTGATTACATTACTGGAACCTATGGACAACACTACTCTGCTGGTAATGACAGCATTCAAACGTTAGACTTGATTGAAGCATGTGGTGATGCTGAAGCATTCTGCCGAAGCAACATCCTCAAGTATGCTTCCCGCTACGATAAGAAAGGCACTGCCCGTCGTGATATCATCAAGATCCTTCACTACGCTCTGCTTCTTCTTCACTTTTCTGACAAATCTACAACCCTTGAAACCTACCCTCAATGAGCAAAGTTATCCTATCTAAAAAGACCCTAGATGTCCTCAAAAATTTTTCCACCATCAATTCCTCGATTGTCTTCCGTAAAGGATCCACGGTTAGAACTATTTCTAACGCAGAAAACATACTTGCAAAGTTTACTGGCGAGGAAGTATTTCCTAATGACTTCGCTATTTATGATCTTAGTCAGTTCCTTTCTGGGATCTCTCTTTTTAGCGACCCTCAGCTTGAGTTTGACAACGAAAGTTTTGTCAACATTCGTGGCGGTAGGCAGTCTGCTCGCTATTACTTTTCTGATCCAGAGATTACGCTCAAGAGTGCTCCAGAAAAGAATGTAAAGTTTCCTGGTGCTGATCTCCAGTTCAACCTGACTGGCGAAGATCTGATTGCTCTCCAGAAAGCATCTGCTGTCTATAGTCTGCCTGATCTGACCTTCCAATCTGAAGAAGGTTCGAACGAAATCAAACTCATCATCCGTGATAAAGAGAATGATACCAGCAATACTTACGATCTCACCGTGGCAGGTTGTGCTACTGGCACCTATTCTCTTGATGTTAAAATTGAGAACATCCGTTTGCTCCCTGGTGACTACAATGTCAAAGTCTCCAAGCATCTGATCTCTGAATGGACCAATCAGAATGTTGATCTTACCTATTACATTGCACTGGAGCCCTGATGAGACACATCCTTTTTACACTCAAAGAGTGTAACAAATCGTTCTTAGATGACGAAAGGTTTGTAAGGGATGTTGTTTATCAGGCATCAGTCAAATGTAAATCAACTTTATTAGCACTCAACTCACACAAGTTTGAACCTCAGGGTGTCACTTGTGTGGCGATGCTCGCTGAAAGTCATATCAGCATTCACACTTGGCCAGAGTTGGGTATGGCAGTGTGCGACATTTTCACCTGTGGGGATCACACGAAACCCAAGGAGGGTGTAAAATACATGAAGATGATGCTTGACGCCAAAAGCATCGTCAGTAAATCATTTACGAGACCTTTGGAATGAGTAAAGAGTTTTTGTGGGTGGAGAAATACCGCCCCAACATTGTTGAAGATTGCATCCTCCCTGCTAGCACTAAGGAAGTGTTTCAGGGTTTTGTCAACCAGGGGGAACTGCCTAACCTGCTGCTGAGTGGCACTGCAGGTGTGGGTAAGACTACCATCGCTAAGGCGTTGTGTGAAGAGATTGGTGCCTCTTACATCGTCATCAATGGATCTGATGAAGGACGCTTTCTAGACACTGTGCGTAATCGCATCCGCCAGTTCGCTAGCACCGTCTCTCTGACCTCTGGAGCGTCCCACAAGGTGGTCATCATTGATGAGGCAGACAACACCACTAACGATGTCCAGCTGTCCCTCAGGACCGCCGTAGAGGAGTTCCATAGCAACTGCCGCTTCATCTTCACCTGTAACTTCATCAATAAGATCATTGAACCGCTTCATTCGCGGTGTACTGTTGTTGACTTCAGGATCAAACCTGAACAAGCAGTTCAACTGCAAGGTGAATTTTTCACTCGTTTGAAATCTATTCTCGTTCATGAACAAGTTCAGTTTGAGGACAAGGTTCTTGCTAAGCTTGTCCGTAGGTATTATCCTGATTGGCGTAGGCTTATTAACGAGTGCCAGCGGTATGCCGCTACTGGTGCTATTACGTCTGCTATCCTTGTGGACGTTGCTGATGTTAATCTGGATACACTTCTTGCGTCCCTGAAGAAGAAAGAGTTTACTAATGTCAAGAACTGGGTTGTCCAACACATGGACAATGACCCCAGCATGGTGATGCGTAAGATCTATGACAGCATCTATGGTGTCTTGAAACCTGCTTCTATTCCTGAGGCAGTTCTTATCATTGCCAAGTACATGCGTGACATTCAGATTGTCCCTGATCAGGAAATCAACATGCTTGCCTGCTTGACTGAGATCATGATGAGTTGTGAATTCAAATGAAAAAACCAGTAGCTCCAGATTGGTTGAAGGAAGCAGTTAAAAACTGTAAGAATATTAATGAACTTGATCCATCTACGCAAAAAGCAGTGCGTAGATTTATAAGGGAGTGTAACAAATGGGAAAGAGGTGGTCTTACTGTTAAAGATTACCAAGCAAAAAGAAAACTAGAACGGGAACAAGAAGCACGAGAATTTGAAGACAAGAGAACTCAATCTTGGCTTGATTCTGATGAAGAGCAGTTTAAAGAACTTCTCTTAGATCAAGCAAACACTATTGATTGGGACTGGGGTGGTGGATGTAAATACTGTGGATGCCAAAGTTTACGCATTGTAAAAACACCACATCTTACCCATTGGGGAAAATACATGTGTAATCTATGTAACCGATATAATGATTGGATACCAAAACCAAAAGAAGGAGAAGTTCCTTTTGTTGATAAATCTAAAACTATAGGTTGTGAATTTAAGTAAAAACTTTTATAAATAGACACACGGGATTGTACACACTCACACTCCCACAATGACCAATTACCAGTAAAGAATAATGTCTAACGCTTATGAGTTGCGTTTGCAACTCTTTCAAGAAGCCCGCGAGTATCTCGTGGCACAATTTGATAGGGATGTCCTTGAATGGGATAGACTTAATCAAGAAAAAATGGATACACAAACCAAGTATGATGCAGACTACTGTAGGTGGGATGCACTTAGAGATGAAGGAAAAGTATCTGCATCTGCTTGCCCCATCTGTCCAGAACCAATCAAACTCCCAGAGTATCCTAAGTATCCTACTAAGGAAGAAATTCTTGCAATGGCAGAATTTATCAGAGACTTTACTAACGACAAGGGGGTTTGAAAAATGGTTAATGTATGGGGAGAGGAAATAATGAAACCTCTAATTAGATATCAAAAAGAAATTCCTAACTATTACGTTACCAAAGACGGAAGAGCGTACAACCGCAAGACAGATAAGTTTATGAAACCTTCTCCTTCTACCGCAAACAGAGCAGATGGAACTAGAGTTGTGGTAAAGTATCGTTGGGACGTTAACTTTGAAGAAGGTCTTTATGAAGACTATGTACATCGTCACAAAAAAGGTATGCCAGAAGGTATTCTTACAATGACACTTCCATGTCATCGTGCTGTTGCAGAAACCTGGATGCCTATCGATGATTTTCCTCCTGCATCTATTGCACCTTACTGGGATAGTCTTCCAGAACCTGTAAAGCAATGGGTTAGAGATACAGCGGTGGTTGATCACATCGATGACAACCCTGCTAACAATCATGTGGATAACCTTCGTTGGGTTGTCCCTAAAGATAACGAAGCGAGCAGAAAAAAGTATGAGTTTGCTAAACTTTCTGGAGAAGGATCCGAAAACACTAATGATGGAGGAGATGCTTGAACGCCTTGAAAAAGAACCTGAAAAACAATACAAGTGGATACGTGAAAACCACACCAGAAAACGTAGCAGAAGCAAATGAAGCATTGTTTCGTGCTACAATGAACCTACCTGCTGCTGCCGCTCACTGTGGCATGACGCATAAGGAAATGAAACTGACCTTTTGGGAATACCTAAAATATCATGACAAAGACTTTGAAATCCCTGAAAACACCATTGCGCTACCCAGGCGGGAAGAGTAGAGCACTTACTAAACTCTTTCAGTATTTTCCTGATCTGAAAAACTATACTGACTACCATGAACCTTTTCTTGGTGGTGGTTCGGTGGCACTTGAGGTTACCAAAAGATATCCTCATTTGAATATCTGGGTCAACGATCTTTACGAACCACTTTATAATTTCTGGCGCGAACTACAGGACCACGGCAATGAAATTGCGGACATACTCATCCAACTTAAACAAAGGCACTGTGACCATAGTTCCGCAAGGAAACTATTTCTTGACGCCAAGGAGTATCTTGGGAGACCTGTGGAAGACACTGAAAATATCCATCGTGCTGTTTCCTTCTATGTGGTTAATAAGTGTTCTTTCTCTGGGCTTTCAGAAAGCTCCTCTTTCTCCAAGCAAGCAAGCGACAGTAACTTCTCCCTTGCAGGTATCGAGCGACTGCGCGAATACCAAAAACTAATTGGCAATTGGAAAATTACTAACAAGTCCTATGAATACCTCCTTAGCGATGAGAAGTCAGTCTTCACCTACCTTGATCCCCCCTATGAAATTGGATCTAATCTATATGGAAAGCGGGGCAATATGCACAGCGGGTTCAACCACGACTTTTTTGCTGTCAAGTGTGATAGGTTTGTTGGTCCTCAATGTATATCTTATAACTCGTCTCAACTCATTCGTGAGAGGTTTGAAGGGTGGACAGCAGCAGAATTTGCACACACCTACACAATGCGATCAGTAGGGAGTTATAATA